CGACGAAAGAAAGTAGTACCGATCGAGATGATCGCGACACCACGCCCTCGGACCAACCATGCCGACATCGCGTGAAATGTTCTGCAACCGCCCATCAGCTGCCGGATCGCCTTGCACGACCCACAAAGAGCCACTAGTAGCCGCCAAAAGGTACGCATCCTTATGCGGGGTAATCGCCACAACGTTACTGCCAAGTTCTCCAGCCTCAGACAGCTGTATCACAAATGGACGCCCCACATCGCTTAAATCCGAACTGAATGACCAATCAGTGTAATCACCTTGGCGGCTAGCATAGATTGCATGACCAACTGGCCTAATGAAACGATCTCGATAAATGCAATCCGCATTGCTGCTGACACCTGGCGCATTCGTAGCGGTTGCCACTACATACCCACCAGAATGAACGACACCTACCGTTGTGGTTGCCGCAGTCGGAACCCACGAGCCTCCGCGCAGTCTGTTAAAAGCATCCTCGGTTCTAACGTTCATCGACCACGGACAGTAGTATTTATCTCTCCTGCCAGCGCTTTGGCGAAAAGACAGTCGGCGATTGACTCCAGCAGGCCAGTGAATTTCTTTCGTCACCATCAGCATATACCGTCCATAACATAGGTGATATAATGCGAACAGCCAGACAGTTGAAGCTGCCTGGCTGTTCTAACCACTCGGCTTATAAGGGAAGCGTCATGACTGAAAACAAGTCTACCAAGCATCGTTCGAGTTTCATAGATTTGACCGGGAAGCGATTTGGTAAATGGACAGTAATTGCAGAGGCACCAAGCCATCCATCTAGGAACATTTACTGGACCTGTCTCTGCGAGTGCGGAACAGAAAAATTGGTCGCTGGATATAAGCTGACTGGGGACCGTAGTCACGGTTGCAAGCCATGCAGTAAACGGCATCACGGAATGCGATACACACCGGAATACGGTTCGTGGAAGGCAATGAACGGTCGCTGCAATAATCCGAACCACATAGCCTTTCCATACTATGGCGGAAACGGCAAAACAGTATGCGAGAGATGGAAGTCGCCTAAGAACTTCTCCGACGACATGGGACCGAAACCATCCGCTGCTCACAGCGTTGAAAGAATAGACAATTCGAAAAGCTATTCCTGTGGTCATTGCGAGGAGTGCGTGTCGAATGGTTGGACGAAGAACTGCAAATGGGCAACTACAGAAGAGCAGGCTAGAAATAAGCGAACGACTCGACTCATCACTTTTAACAGCGAAACTCTCTGCCTGACAGACTGGTCTAACAAAGTTGGAATCAACATCTGCACGTTGCGCAGTCGACTTCTCAAAGGCTGGACGATAGAACGCGCATTGACAGAACCTGTAAAAACAGGTCGTTAAACAATTTGTCATTGCACGTTCTCCCAGGTCGCCATGAAAGTGATTACGCAGCAGCCTCTAGCCCTGCAACGGTCCCGTTTCCAGCAATTGTTAAAGCTTTCCAGCTAGTAGCTGACTCCGCGATAGCAATAACCATCTGGCTAGCAGCAACCGCAGACTCAGCAGTCGCTCCAGTGCCACCATTGATCGCAATGGTCGACGGAGCGCTCGATCGCAGCTCGCCGCCAGTCGCAGCGCCAGCAACGACGACGATCATGCCAGGAACAGGATCGGGGAGAATGAGAATGTTGTCAGCGCTACCCCAAGTCGGAATAACGAGCTGAATAAACCTTTCCCCTGGAATCTTTGTCCCAGACGAGCTAGCCGTTAAAGCAACTTGCCCCGGTCCTTCCGAAGAAAACGCATCAAGCAAATCATTCAAAATACGATGCATCATGTCAATCAAATCCTTTTCAAAAAAACAAACTAATCTTTGAGAGTAACGCCAACCACGCCAGCTTCATCGCCGACAATTTTCAAAAATCGAGCCCCTCGCAAGTTGTTAGGAATAGGATACGCATTCCCATCAGAAACTCCATGAGAAGTAGGACCGGAACCCATTTCTATTGTGTTTACGGCAGGAAGATACGTCCCGTTTTCGCTACTGCTCACGTACCAAGTCAACGAAGTCAATCTTGACCCATCCGGGATATGCACCATTCCGCTTTCGAAATCGCCGTAGTTGATTGCATTGCTATCGCCAACAGCAGTATCAACAATTATAGAATCAATCGATACGCTGTATTTTGCAGTTGTCATAATGCATCCCTGAATGGTATTTACGCTGCCAATGTGTTTTGTAATAATAGCGAGCAGTAACGGAGTTCTAGCTCCGATACCGCTCTAACCACATTACTGTCAGACAAAGGTGCAGAAACATGGCTAATTCTGATTCTATCACTCACGGCGCTCGCTTCAAAGACATAACTGGCAAAGCTTTCGGCACACTCACGGTCATCGAGTGCGTCGGCAAGAACAGAGATGGTCGTATTCTCTGGCGATGCGTCTGTGAATGCGGAAACGAAAAAATCGCCACTGGCAAAAGCCTTCGACAAGGCGAAACATCGCGATGCAAACAGTGCAAGAGCCGAAAACACGGCATGTCGGACTCCGCTGAATATCAGATATGGGCAGGCATATTGTATCGTTGCACTAACCCCAACAGCAAACATCGCGAACACTACAGAGATCGCGGAATCGAAGTCTGTGACCGCTGGAAATCCTTTGAGGCGTTTTTTGAGGATATGGGACCGAAGCCATTCCCTGGCGCTTCCGTAGGAAGAATAAACAATGACGGCAACTACGAACCTAACAACTGCCGATGGGAGACGTGGCATCAGCAAAACCGAAACACTCGCCAGAATGTGATGTTGACGTACAAAACGGAAACTTTGTGCATAACAGATTGGGCCGAACGAATTGGTATTTCTTTTGGCGTAATCCGAAGCCGACTTGCTCTTGGATGGAGTGTTGAGAAGACTTTCGAAACCCCTGTCGAACACAGGACAACAAGGCAATCGCATGCCAGTATCACGCACGATGGCAATACTATGTCTTTGCGTGAATGGAGCAATCACCTCAACATTGACTACTTTACTCTTCTGAACCGCATGCGACGAGGATGGAGTGTTGATCGAGTGCTTAGCGAACCTGTTCGTAGTTGACATCCTAGATATCCGATCCGTTCAAGGTTAATCTGCCGATACGTTGCTCTCGCGTCCGATAATCATAGCCGAAACGACCAACATTGCCACGATCTCTCGGAGCGTCAGGACCGAGCGACGTCGGCGAACTTCGCTCTAAATCGTTGCGAACAGCCAACGCAATCATCTCCAAAAATCGTTTTTCGTGGATATGCTCACGTTCCTCGAAATTGTGCTCCGCGCTGGCTAAACAAGCCTCAGTAATGACTTGCGACAAAACTTCGCCGCCAACTGGCTGTTGATTTGCTGTTGTTAGCATCACAGGACGCAAGACCATCGGAACCCGCATCACGTACGCTTTATCTGGAACTGGGTAGAACGCCAAAACTTTCCGACTCCCAACCGCAGGATCGAATCTATCCGTTCGAACAGAATAGCACATCGGGCGATCGAACGTTCGGCTTTCTTGCTCAAGTTTACGAATAGCTTGATCGCCTCGCTGCATTACCGAAGGATAGCAAGCAATGTCGTCTGGGTAGTAAGCCAACTCACTGTCATTTGCAACGGCATCAAACTCAACAGGCATTGGAATTTCTGGTCGACCAAGCTGATAACTTGCCCCAGCTGCTACCGTCAAGGAAGTAGTGCTAATCGTCACCACAGTACCGCTAGTGCGTGTAGCGACTGGATACGACGTTCCATTGATATGCAAAACGCCATCTTCAGCCCACGACGGAAACGATCCTCCAGTCAGCGTAACGACACCAGAACTTACGGCGATTGTGCCTGTTGCGTAGGGTGCCGTTGTTGTCACGTCCACTACCGGACGAAAGAACGACCAATCGTGAGTGGCATAAACTCTTTGCAAGCCATCCACAATGCAATCGTCAATATCCAACAACTGGTCTACGGTAAACAACTCCCTAATGCCAAACAAGTAATGCCCGACTCGCTCTTTAAGCTTCCCGTAGGTGATAGCCATACGGCTTTCAGAGCTGACATCGCCTCTACCCTCGAAGTCTGACTCAACGTAATACGATGTACTGCCGTGCTGAAACTCAACATACGCCGAGTACGAAACTCCGACTGCATCGTCGCTGTATTCATACTCATACGTTCCCACGCCAACCCGCACCATTGCCGTTCCGTCAGCAACAACAACCTCTTCCGTATCGTTTCGCTTGATACCGTACGCGCCAGTAGGATCAGACAAGACCGCTGACTGAACGTCAGTCGGAATACCGTTAACTGTAAAAACTTGCCGTATGGTAAGTGCCATTCAATTAACCCGTTGTGTTAGTGCCTTGAATACTTACGGTTATCTCACTTCCACCAGCTTTGCTTATCGGGTAACGATCGACTGTCGAAAACAACTCAACAGAACGAATACCGCGATTCCCCTGCGCATCGCCACAACGAAACGACCACTCGCCAACGAGGCTTTCGTTCACAGTAATCGTGTACTCCCACGATCCACTCGAACCGATCGGAGTCATCGCATAGCTCGCCGCTGGCGTACCGGTCCCTCCACGACTAACCGCATAAGCTGTAGACGTGTTCGGGTAAGCTTCCAACTCAATTGTCTTCGCCATTTCGAAACTCCTAAAATCCGTGACACGGTGTCACGAGCGTAAAAACCCTACTCTTGACTTGGTTTGCTTAACGCCTTGCGAATCGATGCAATGCAAGTTTCCGCAAGCGTCCACGCTTGACGATTCATCTGCGTTCCCGGTTGCAACAACTGATCGACGATCTCTATTGCGTGTAATGGGTTTGATGGATGCAGAGTGATTTTATCTGACTGCTGCTGCGATTGAGGTTGTGCTTGTGGTTGTTCGTTACTCATGAGTTTTCCGGTGTAAAGTAAGCCTCAGTTCTCGTGCAATCTTTTCGGAGGAATACAACTTCCTCCAATGTTAAAAGTTTGATTGACATAAGATACGTGAGTGGTTCTGTTAGCTCTTTGCTATCAAGCCTGATTGGATCTTCTTTTTTCCATTCAGTAATTGTCGTTGCGATCTGCTGCAAAATTGGATCGGCATCACTGGCAAAAAGTGCGATCAAGTCACCTGCATCGAGAACTTGCTTCAAGCGGACGTTAAATGCGGCAACACTGATCTCCCTTGGGTTAAAAGGAATTTCGCTTAGCAAGAATGCTATCCGAGCGTTTGCTGCCGCAAGGGATGCTGTCAATGTTGCCTTGTCCACAATTAAATTTTCAGACTGCGTGGTTTTGTTAGCGAGTTGTGTCGTTAATGAACTGACTTGCGATGTCAGAGTCGCTTTTTCTTGCGTCAAAGTTGCAACGGTTGCGACTAGCTCCGCCTTATCTTCCGTCAGCTTCTCAGCTTGGCTAGTCTTCGCGGCAAGTTGCGACGTCAACGAACTAACCTGGGAAGTTAGAGACGACTTCTC